TCTGGCTTTGGGCGGATTACGAAGGATAGTGTTGCGGGTAAGGCTGGTGGCCCGTTGGTGTTGCGTGATTGGCAGCGGTCGTTGGTCGAACATTTGTTCGCTTGGGATGCGGATGGTTTGCGTAACAGGGTTAGTTTGGTGGGGATGCCAAGGAAGTCCGGGAAGTCTGCTTTGGGTTCGGCGATGGGTTTGTATTCTCTGATTCTTGGGCCTCAGGGGGCGGAGGTGTATTCGGTTGCTGCGGAGAAGGAGCAGGCGCGTATTGTCTTTGCGGATGCTAAGCGTATGGTGGAGGCGAGCCCTGAACTTTCGGCTATCACGAAACTGTATCGGGATGCTATTGAGTTGCCGTCGTTCAATTCGGTGTACCGGGTGTTGTCTGCGGAGTCGGTGACTAAGGAGGGTTTGAATCCTACGACGGTCATTTTTGATGAGTTGCATGCGCAGCCTGACCGTGAACTGTTTGACGTGTTTTCTTTGGCGATGGGTGCTCGAGGGAAGCTTGCCACGTTGATAGCCATTACCACCGCCGGGATACGTTCTGATCGCAGTGGGAAGGACTCGATAGCTTTTAGTCTTTACAATTACGGCAAGCGCGTCGCCTCTGGGGAGGAAAAGGATGACACCTTTTTTATGGCGTGGTGGGAGTCTGAGGGTGACCATCGTTTGAGGGAAACATGGGTGGAGGCTAACCCTGGGTTTGGTGATTTGTCTGCCGAGTCAGATTTTGAGTCTGCGCTACGCAGGACACCCGAGGCAGAGTTTCGAATCAAGCGCTGTAATCAGTGGGTGTCGTCGGTGGAGACATGGTTGCCGGTGGGCGCGTGGGAGGCCTGTGCGGGCGATTTTGTGTTGGGGCCGGATGATGAGGTTGTGCTCGGCTTTGACGGTTCATATAACGGGGATGCGTCTGTGATTGTGGGTGCGGTTGTTCCCGAGACTGATGATGATCCGGTGAAAGTGTTTTTGGTGAAGGCGTGGGAGAAAGATTTGGAGCATGATGATGATGGTTGGCGGGTGGACATCGGGGAGGTTGAGGAAACCATTATGGAGTTTTGTCGTACCCATAAAGTGCGTGAGATTGCGTGTGACCCTTTCCGGTGGCAACGGTCGATGGAGGTTCTTGAGAATAAGGGGTTGCCTGTGGTTGCGTTCCCTCAGTCTCCGCAGCGAATGATTAAGGCGTGTGCAAGGTTTTTCGATTCGGTGGTGGAGAAACGTTTGGTGCATGATGGTGACCCGTTGCTTTCCCGCCATATCGGGAATACGGCGATCAAGTTGACACCTGCCGGGCCTCACATTAAGAAGGAGAACCCGAACAGTCCACGAAAGATTGATGCTGCGGTTGCGGCTATTCTGGCAGTCGACCGCGTGGCGGGCGGTAAGATTGAGGAAGTCGTACCGGAGTTTTTCGGATAGGGGGCAGAGTGTCAACAGTTTTGCAAGTGGTTGGTATGTGCGCTATCACGGTGGGCGCTTTTCTTTTGTCTGTCCCTGTAGGGTTTGTGGTGGGCGGTTTGTTTGTGTTGGTTACCGGTTTCGCGTTAGGAAAATAGCCTGTGGTGTTGAATCGTTTGTTTGAGCAGAGAGCTATCAGCTTTCAGAGTGTTTTTGAGTCTGGCGATAGTGTTTCGTTTGGCAACCTTTCGGATACAAACATTGATAGCAGGACTGCCTTTCAGGTGAACGCGGTTTATTCTGCGGTGTCTTTGATTGCTGACACGATCAGTACGTTGCCGTTGGATGCTTCCATCCGTGTTGATGGGCAGAGGCGGTCGTTTCGCCCCAAGCCTGCCTGGGTGGAAAAACCGGACATTGCTTTACCTCGCACAGCGTTTTGGAACTCTGTCATTGTGTCTTTGCTTTTGGATGGGAACCTTTTTGTTCGTGTGTTTGCGAATGCGCGTGGGGAGGTGGCGAACCTTGTTGTGTTGAATCCGCGAACGGTGACGGTGAAACGTAACGGTTCAGGGTCGCTCACTTTTACTGTGGAGGGTGAGGATGCACCTCTTTCGCAGGAAGACATTATTTTTGTGCCGGATGTTTTGCGTCCTGGTACTGTGCGTGGGGTTTCGCGTGTGGAGGCGTTGAAGGAAAACTTTGGGTTGTCGTTGGCGTTGGAAAAGTTTGCGGCTGCGTTCATAGGGAATGGCACGAACCTTGCAGGGGTGATCGAGTACCCAGGAAATTTGAGCTCTGAGCAGGCCGAAAATTTGCGTAGCGGCTTCGATTCGAAACATAAGGGTTGGCGTAGGGGGCACCGTACAGGTGTTCTTAGTGGTGGTGCGACGTTCAAAACTACACAGGTTGACCCTGAAAGCTCGCAGGCGATTGATGCGCGCAGGTTGGCTGTGGAGGATATTGCGCGGGCGTTCAACATCCCTGCCCATTTGCTGAACATTCCTGGGACAACAACTTATGCAAGCGTGGAGGCTTCAGGGTTGCAGTTCATCACACACACTTTGCGCCCTATCGTACAAAAGTTGGAGGATGCGTTCTCTCCCCTAATGGCGCGTTATGCGGGCGGTGAAACGGCGTTTATCAAGTTCAATTTGGATGGGTTGGCGCGGGCTGACTTGGCTAGCCGGATGAGCGCTTACAGTACGGGGCTGCAGGCGGGCTTCCTCACTATCAACGACGTGCGCCGGTTGGAGGACTTATCAGACATTGATGATGCTGCGGCCTCGTCTGTGCGGGTGCCTTTGGCTAACGTAAACATTGATGCAGCAGATTTGGTTGCGGATGAGCGTCGAGTGAAAATGGCGCAGGTTTTGGTGTTGTCTGGGTTCGATCCTGCACAGGCTTTGGCGGCTGTCGGTTTGGATCCGATCGCGCATACAGGTTTGGCTTCGACACAGTTACAACCGGTTTCGCAGATTGACCCTGAAAACCCTGATGATGTTTATGAGGTGCAGTGATGGTGCAGGATGTTGTGGCACCGTCGTGGGTGCGGGCGATTGCTAGGGGTGCCGTGGATGTTTCCCCTGAGGTTGTGGCGGTTGCTAACGGTAACGTGACACCGGCTATGTGGGTGTTTGTGCGTGATGTTGTTTCGGTGCCTGGTGCGTCGTTGTGGGGTGTGGTGTTGTCGGAGAGAACCCGTGAACGTTTGCATAAATATGCGGATGAGCGTGTTGATATGATTGTGGAAGTAAACGAAGGTAGAGCGAAAGGCGATGCTTTGAGCAAGATGGAAACCCGAATTGTTGAGGTTGACGAGTTCGAAATTCGTGAGGATGCGGATGGAATGCATTTGGAGGGTTATGCTGCGTTGTTCAATTCGCGTAGTGAAAACCTGGGCGGGTTTACGGAGACTATTCAGCCTGGCGCTTTTCGTGCATCGTTGAAGGCTCGAAACGATATCAAGTTTTTGTGGAATCATGATACTGGTGCAGTGTTGGGTTCGACACGGGCGGGCACTATGGTTTTGTCTGAGGATGAGCGTGGCCTGAAGGTGACCGCTACTTTACCTAATACTTCTCACGGGCGGGACGCTCGGGAGCTCATTAGCCGTCGCGATGTTTCTGCATTCAGTTTTGGTTTTTCTATGCCAACACGGGGCGGCGATTCTTGGAACACTGAGGGAAACGAGCGCTTGCTGAAGTCTGTGCGTTTGCATGAGGTTTCTTTGGTGGCGTTCCCTGCGTACCCTGAGACGGCTGGCACTGCTACGGTGCGCGGTCTGGATAAAATTGCGAAACGTGCTGAGGTTGATGCGGATGCTTTGGCGGATGCGTTGCTGAAGATTGAGAACGGCGACAACATTAGTGCAGACGATCGCACTCTGTTGGAGAAGGTTCTTTCAGAGTTGGCGCCAACCCCTGAACCGGTTGTTGTTGATGATGAGCATGGGAAGGCTATGTTGTTGTTGAAGAAGAAGAAACTGCAATTGTTGATGGGGGCGTAATGGCTAGTCATGCTGAAGTAAAGAAAACCATTTTGAGTGTTGCGGGTAACCCGTCGTCTGGCGCAATTTTTGCGTTAGCTGATGAGTGGGCTCGCGCGATTGTCGCGCTCGATGTTGAGCCGGTGAAGGAAACCCGCGTGATTGAGGCTGCTGAGAAGCGGTAAAAGCGGGTGACCCCTACCGTCCACACCCTTTCGACGGTAGGGGTTTTCTTTGCCCTAAAATAGGTTTGGGGATGGATGGTTTCGACGGCAAGATAAAACCCGTGAGGGCAACTTGACGGACTGGGGTTCGACTCCCCACATCTCCACGGAGCGCATGACAACCTGTGAGATAAAATTGTGGTATCGGATGTGCGTCAACGCTGCCGATAGTGGTTTGTGTCAACACGACCGCGTAATCTAATTCATTTTCTATAAAGGAGAACGTAGTATGTCTGAGTTTGTTAAGCGTCAGCAAGAGCTGAAAGCTAACCTCACCATGCAGATTCGTGACGTCATTGACGGTGCCGAGTCTGAAGGTCGCGGGTTAGACCAGGCCGAACTGACCAAAATTGATCGTATTGAGGCTGACATTGATTCGGCTGCCCGTTCCATCGATGTTGCTTCGAAGTCTGAAGAACGCGCTTTGGAAGTTGCGGAAGCTTCTCGCGGGTTCAAACCTGTTGAGGAAGCGGCTGTTGGTTCTGCCGACATTTTCCGCGCAATGGCTCGCGGTGAAGTGCGCGAACACATGTTCAGCAATGCTGAGAAGCGCGCGCTTGTTTCGACTGCTGACACTGTGCCTGTCAACTTCCTCGACCGCGTGTATGCGCTGGCCAAACTGGTTGGGCCTTACCTGGAAACGTCTGAAGTGTTTGTGCGCGATTCCGGTGCAGACCTTCGCATCCCTGTGATGACTGGCTACAGCACTGCCGGCGAGGTTACTGAGGGTTCAGCGATTGCCGAATCTAACGCAACCTATAGCAGCCTGTTGCTCAACCCCACGAAGCAGGCGTTCATTTCTCAGCTAAGCAATGAGCTGGTTATGGATGCAGGTTTCGATGTGGAAGCTAACCTGGTCGAGCAGGCCGGTGTTGCTATTGGTACTCGCGCGAACACGGTGATTCATGCTGCGGTTATTGCTGCTGCTGGTTCCGGTGTGACTGCTGGAACCACGAACGCTATCACCGCTGATGAGCTGATTACGCTCGCGTATTCGGTTGACGGTATGGCCCGTATGCTTCCTGGTGCCGCGTTTATGGTGAACACTTCCACACTGGGTGCGATTCGTCGCTTGAAGGATGATGCTGGCGCATACATTCTTGACCCTGTTGTTGGTGGCCCTGACCGTATTCTTGGTTACCCTGTGCTCGAGAACCCTGCCGTGGCGAACATTGCTACGGGCGCGAAAGCGGTTCTATTCGGTCACTGGCCTTCCGTGAAAGTTGCGACTACCGGGTTGACTACTACTGTCAGCGTGGAAGCATATTTCGCTAACGATGTTACCGGTTACCGTTTCGTTTACCGCCTCGCTGCGGGTGTTGCTAACGGTGCGGCTCACATCAAAACCCTGACGCTTGCATAAGCTCTAGGTTCCTAAGCTGGAAACCCTCGTCGTGTTGTAGGTTCACGGCGGGGGTTTTCGCTATTATGAAGTCATGCCTACTTTTGAGAAACTTTCTGGACTGATTTCGTTAGCGTCTAATACACCGGGGGCGCCTACAGGGTATGGGCAGCAGGCCCAGTATTTGGTGGAGCGTTTGGTACGTCATGGAATAAAAACTGCATCATTGTCTAACTATGGGCTTGAGGGCTCGGTGGGTTCTTTGCGGGTGAAGCATGGTGAGGTTGCCCATTATCCTCGAGGTGTTGCACCGTATTCGCAGGATGTGTTGACGCCGTGGCATGAGGCACACCGCACACATTACGACCGCACCCTAAAACATGCCCTCATGACTTTGTATGATGTGTGGGTGTATAACGCTTGGCAGGGTGATGCGCCTATTATTTCGTGGGTGCCGTTGGATCATGTGACGATGCCGCCTGGGGTGGCTGAGTGGTTGCGTCGTGACCAGGTGACACCTGTAGCTATGTCGCCGTTTGGGCAGAGACAGTTGGCGGGTGCCGATATTGATTCGGTGTATATTCCGCATGGTGTTGATACGAAAGTGTTTCAGCGTACGAGCAAGGTTGATGGGGTTTCGGGGCGCGACTTTTTGGGTGTCCCTGACGACACTTTTTTGGTGTCGATGGTGGCAGCGAATAAGGCTGATGGGCGTGTGCATCGGAAAGCTTTTGGGGAAAACTTTTTAGCGTTTGCAATGTTTTTGGAGAAACGTCCTGGCGCACATTTGTATGTTCATGCTGACCCTGCACCTAATTCGGGCGGTTTCGATTTGGGTGTTTTGGCTAAGGCGGTCGGTATTCCTGTGAGTAAAATTACGTTTGCTAATCGTGATCAGTTGCGGGTGGGGTATTCGCAGGAACGGTTGGCAAGTATTTATTCGGCGTCTGATGTGTTGTTGGCCCCGTCGTATGGGGAAGGGTTTGGGGTTCCTACTGTGGAGGCGCAGGCGTGTGGGACGAGGGTGATTGCGTCGGGGTGGGCGGCTTCCGCTGACCTTGTTGCTGATGATGGGTTCCTTGTTGAGGGGCAACCGTTTTGGGATGAACCTCAGAAAGCTTTTTTTCAGGTGCCGCTGGTTGGGTCGGTGGTGTCTGCTTTGGTGCAGGCTTATGATGTGGGGCAGGGTTTTAGTGCGGTGTCTCGAAAGTTTGCTTTGCAGTTTGATGTGGAGACTGTGTGGGATGGGTTGTGGATGCCGTTCCTGAG